ATATCCCCATAATCTATAATCACCCTTACTGCCGCCCTGTGGCTCAATCCTATACGCCTGTATTATCTTAGTCCTGTACTCTTCAACCGTTTCCGCTGCCTGTGGTATAACTGTTTCTGTAGCTACTGTAATACCCCTATTAACATCATTAATTGGGCTTGTAGCTGTCAGTGTATTACCAACTACTAACCTACTTTCACTGCCTGCCGTTAATGCACGTATTGTTATCGTTCCTGTGCCTGCTGGCATAGTGTAGGCATTATCTAGGATAAACAAAAAACCCGCATTTAAAGCGTTGCTATCGCTTTTAAATGTTGTGCCTGCTGGTATCACTGCTGCCGTTGTGCCTGTTACCGTAGCTGTATATTGCGCTTGTGTAGCTGGGAAACGCCTACGACCTAATTTAAGCAATCCAAACCTATCAAGCGTACCGCCTTTCTCTTCGGGGTCTGCTAAGTCAGGTGCTACATTCTTTTGCACAAAACCAATAGATAAATATACTAGCTTTAACGCACCTGCATAAACCAATGCAAGTATTCTTAGTAACACCCTGCCAAATGTAGATAATGTAATACCTAACTTATTTTCTAAGTCTAGTACTATCTCATCATATATCTGTTGTTTTGTTTTTATCGTTGCCATTATTATAAGTTAGGTTGCCACATTAAAAATACTTCCTCTCCATTGATATTAACACTCATGTCTATTCTGTTCGTCTGCGGTATGCTACTGCTAACTACTACGGTAGTACTTGCAATCTGTTCTGTAAGGTATGCCAAATCATTACTAACCGACCTTTCTATCACTGGTCTGCCTGAACTACTTAACGGTGTTACTCTTAACGTTTCTTCTGTAGTAGCTGTATGCTGTTGCCCTACATCTTCGGGTAATAGTGCATTACCCCACCAATCAGCCCCACCAAAGCATGATAAGTACGGCATGTTGGTAATACCCTCAACCGTATTTATATCGCTGCCATTTAGCCTTATTTCGCCACCGTTACCACTTTCAAATATTTCTATGTCCGTCATAAGTTACCCCCCATCATTGTAGTAGTTCCTTTAACCGCTATACCTGCCGTTGCCGCTACATTAACATTGCTCGGCATATTGTTGTAAGATAACTCAATCTTTTCTTTTTTGCTGCTTTCTTGTATTCTTTCATACAATGTATTTTGCTCTGTAACCTTGCTGCTAACTGCTGGCATGGTTGCCCCTTCTTTTTCAGGTGTATATGTACCCATATTGGTGCGGAATACCTCAATAGCCATCTCGCCATTCTTAGCCCAATCAGCCCCTGTTATCTTGGCTATAATTGATAGTATTGCCTGTAGTGGGGCTAATACCACATCTAATAACACCTTTCCAATCTCTTTTATAGCACCCAATATACCACCAACCTTAAAAGCCTCTCTAACTTTATCCCAATGTTGCACCAATTTAACAATAATGTATATTAGTGCCGCAATACCTGCAATAATCCAAATAACTGGGAAACCGTAAAAAGCAGTATTTAATAACCATTGTGCCGCCTCCGCTATTCCTGATGCTATAGCCAATGCATATAACCCCCCTTCAGTAGCAAGTAAAGATGTGGCATATGTGCCATTTGTTATAGTTGCTATGCCTGCCGCAATTTCATAGGCAAATGTCCATGCTGCCGCTGCCTTAGACACCAATGATATACCCCATATAGCCGCCTTAACACCTATTAAGATACCCAATAATGGTACAGCTATATCTAATATCCATCCCATGTTATCAGCAAGCCAACCTAAAAAACCGCTTGCCATTTGCAAACCTGTACTTGTTTCATTTAATGTAGTTATATATGTAACAAATGTATTTACAGTTTCGTCTATTTTATTCCTTAGCGTATTAGTATTTTCTTTCGCCATTCGGGTAGACTCACCTACTGAATCAACCTTACTAATGTAGTCAGGCAATAAAGACGCATTTTGAAGTAATCCAGTTGCTAATGCAAGGTTTTCTTTACCAAATACTTGCATTACAGCAGATGTGTCACCCGATATTTTAGATAACTCTTTAAGCCTTTCCGCAAAGGGAACTGATGTATTAGATACTTTGTTTACATCTACACCGTATTGCCTCATTACTTCAAGAGCTTTAGGGGTTATTGCCCCCTCACCCTTAGCCATTTCGGAAAGTATATTTCTTAGTTTAGTACCCGCCTCTGCACCCTTCTCAAACTTACTCACCAACTCAATAGCAGCAATAGACTCAAGAGGACTTACATTTATGTTTGCTGCAACTGTACCAAATTTCTTTAAAGCCTCCTGAGTATCATTAATTTCACTACTACCAGCAACACTACCAGCAGCAAGCATTTCCACTAACTTCCCTGCACTTTCAGCACCTTTGCCGTATTGATTTAATATGTCAGTTACCGCATTACCTGCCGCCTCTGTTTCCATCCTTGCCGCCTTGCCTAATAATATACTTGCCTTAGTAACGTCTGATAAGTCCTTTGCATTATCTAACAATTCAGGCATGTTATTAGCTATCGAACCAAACGCCTTTACTACATCTACGGAACTTTTTTTACTTTCTTTTGCTACCTCCGCAATCTGCAATTTAAAGCCCTCAAATTGCTCACCTGTTGCACCCGTTAACGCTTTTAAATTAGCTAACTCATCCTCATAATCAAGTATAGATGTAGCACTAAATGTAATAGCTTCTGCCGCAGTAGCTACCGTAGCTATGCCTTTTGCATAATCAACTACCTCATTTGTCTTTTCACCAAACGAAGGTAACATTTTATTAAACGCCCTATCTGCCCTTGCAGCAGCTACCTCAGCATTACGTGCAAAACCACTAACAGAACTATTCATATTCTTGAATGGTGCTGTTAGCCTGTCAACTGCCGTAAATATCGCTGGTATGGTTAATGCTGCTATGTTCATTTACTTCTTTTTTGTTTGTGCTTTTATTTCATCATTAACCGCCACAATATCCTCATACCAATAATATAGCCCCCGAAAATCCCAATTATCTAAAAAAAGCCCACCTATTACGGCAGGCTTCCAATGATGCTCTCTGACTACTGTCTTTATAGCGTTGTTTATGTCTTCGGGGTTTATTGAAAAAAAGATAAAATAACACTTGGCACTTCCAAGTCTTTCATATCTAATTTCTTAGCCAATGCCACCGATATACCTGTTGCACTCGAAATCATAATACAAGTTGTCGTAAATGCGTCTGCGCTACTCTCTAACTTACCCTTTGAAATTAAACCGTCTACTTTAATCCTATTAGCATATACCAACTCTTCATAATTTGGTAGTGGCTCTTCAAGTTTTTGAACTGGGTTACCTTGCTCATTAAACCTAACCTCACCATACATTACCATTTCAATTAGCTTGTTAATCTGCTCCGTTTTACCATCACGCTTACGTGGTGCAATACGCATAGTTTCAAGCCATTTACTTACCTCTTCTGTTGCTGTGTCTTTGTTAATTTGTGTGTTCATATACTTAATTATAGTTTGATTAATTGACCTGCACCTGACATTTTAATTGTCATAGTAGCAGTATTGGTAGCGTCTTGGATATCGCCAACAAACGTACCTGTAGCACCCATTGTAACGCCCGATGCAAAGGTATAAGTAAAGTTAGCTTCTAGTGGACTAGCTGCCACCGCTACTATCTTCTGCATATCCTCAGCTACATTATCATCACTTGATATAGTAGCCTCAAACATCCAACGAAAACGATTTTTAATAATGATGTTTTGACCGCCACCATCTAAGCCGTTAGTATCGTCATTGTTACGGAAACCACCCAAATCACGAGTAGCATCTTCATTACTTTTAGCACGTAGAGAAAATACCCCTACCGTATCATGTGCTACCGATATATCGACAATATCACCACCTATTACTGCCATTGTATAATTATTTTATAGTTTGTATTATTCTCCGAAATATGAATTAGCAAATGCCATTGTACTTGATATGTTAGCTACACCTGTACGCTCATAAGCAAACTCGGTATCTAAACGATTTGGATTAGTAGAATTTACTACAACTGTAGTATTTTCTATCATGTAGCTAGCCCTTGCAATCAACGCCCTGCGCTCAAACTCATTCGCTAATGCTGCAAGTAGTTGTTTCCATTTTTTAGGGGTAATAGTATTACCTACCGCTACCTGCGCTCCATCGCTAGTTATAACCTTGTCAACTACATATAGCAATTCTCTAAGGTAGTAAGCATAACGGATATTCCAATCAACAAACAAATCACGTACAAATCTAAACTTAGGGTCTGCATCGCCTATAGGTCTGTAAGTCGTTACCATGTCTTGTATCTGATAAACACCTGCAACCAAATCAACTGTAGAACAACCTAATTTAACGATTGCATCACGGTC